GGGTAGGCTCCATCACCCCCTATCTCTATGGGGGTGTACGGACTTATTGTGTCCGGTTCCTGCGGCACAAGAAGGTGCTGCAGGAGGCTGGCGGTATCAAAGTACCGCCTAGCGAGTGCACCCTGTGTCGAGTGCACCCATCTCGTCTCTTTACCGAGAAGAGAGAACCTACCTATGTTCGACATAGAGTAGGCATCTACCTCCGAGGGCTCCGGCAAAAGAAGCCGGAGCCGGGGGTAGTCCAGGTAGTCTAACTCCTGGCCCCTCCGCATGCGTACATGCGGGGTATCTTGTACCTTTTGCGGTACAAGTGAGCCTTCTTCGCAATAGAAGGCCATCTTGTCACTTATGAAAGTGTCAAGTTCCGAGACCTTAAAGATCTTGGACAGCCCAGAGATATGTCTCTCTAGGACCTCGCGCTCGTTGGAAAGCGCGATCTCATCGTCCCCCACTAGGGTGTAGACTTTGAGCCCACTCAGTTCGCAACAATACTGGTGGGAGAGGGTTAGGATGACCTTGGTCATCATATCCCCCATTAGCCAACCTCTGTTGGCTACTACGAGTTCGTAGTTTCCGAACCCGTCTGGCACGAAGCAAAACCTCTTGCCATTGTACTTGGTCTTAGCAAGTACCGCCAACCCCAGAGGAAAATCGGGGTTGTCAGACGCTTCAATAAGCGCCTGCCAGATTGCACGGGAAACTGTACGGTTTCCCCAATCTGTGGCTTCCGACAGGTCTGTCGAAAGCGCATAGACTCTATCGCCTATGAGCTCCTCCCACGCTTTATTTTGTGGGTTGAGTACATCTGTGAGGAATCTCCACAGATGACGGTCCGCCTTGAGACCAGACTTTATAGATCTGGCGGTCAAGGAGGGCTGAAAGACGTGTGCAAACACGCCCATTATCACTTGGTACGCGTATGGCGCTACCGTGATAGTCCGAGCCTTCGATGGCTCAGAAACCGCGTGCACGCGTACACATGATGTGTACGTCGGCGCGTGGAGCAACTGGTACACAGCCCAGTTGACCAGGTCCTTTGCGGACCTGACTGGTCGAGGCTCTATCAAAGTCTCTTCCAGCGTGCGGAGGTCATACTCCGCACGGAGGCTCTTAGTACGGGCCAGCGTTGAAAGCTGTTCCGTCTTTCCGCCTTGTGCCCGAGTTTTCTCGAGGCACGCCGTGGTCCCTACCGAGACCTTGGCAGCCAACCCATCACATCCAAGTGCTGGTCGGCAGACCCTGCGAATAATTTCAGGGTTGAGGTCTACATGCACAGAGTGCTGTGAGACCGTGGCTTTGAACTTCTCAAAGCTCTGGCGGATCATTACAGCATCCGCCATCCCCGTTGCACGTGTTTGACACCACAACAGGGCAAACCTACCCATATCGGCAGGTCCGGAGAACTGACAGGAGGCGAAAGCCTTCTTCGCAGCCCTCCAGTACGGGGTCATAAACCCCGGGCACTCCACATCGTC